CACGAACCATCTGAAGAGGAACGTATGGCAATAGAACAGACCTGCGTCATAAGGTGAAGAACCCTTATAACCAGCAACATAGTACTGAGCACCCGAACCTGAAGCGCCGGTATTAGCAGAATAAGGATCGATATAAACACGATACTTACCAGCAAGAATACCTGCGAAGGTGTTACCGGTGTCATCAACGTTCAGGTTAGCGTTGAGTGCAGGGGTGTAATCGAGTACGCCTGCCATGGTGAGTGCGGAAGCAACATCTGCAGAACACAGAATCATGTTGCCCTTTCCTCTACGAGTTCTTTGTGCGATTGCGTTGGCATCGCGCTCGATTTGGAAAATCAGACCCTTGAACTTCTCAACACTCCAGCGACCGTTAGAGTCAACGTCGAGGTCGAAAGTACCAGCAGAAGCAACGTTGTCCTGAGCACCAGCTTCAGCAGCCTTGTAGATGGTTCTGATGACTTCACGGTTGATCTCAGCAAGAATCTCTGTGGAGAGAATGTTTGCGAGTTCTGCTTCAGCATTCAGACCATGGATTGCCTTGAGGTCTTGTGCCAGTTCTAAGGAGTACTCAGCTTTGAGTGCTCTGGATTGTGCAGTAACGGTGACTTTCTCGATCGAGAATGCCATTTCGTTGAAATCTCTGCCGTTACCACGTCCGAGATCTTCCGAATCACCGGTTGCCATTCCAGCACCAGTGTTATAAGTTCCGGATGCATTCAGAACTGCAGGGTTATCTTGTCCAGCAACGGATTCGGTAGTACCAATACCAGCAGTGGTGAAGTTAACGTCACGAGCACCAGAGAATCTGGTATCTGCTTCGTCGAACAGCGCCTCAGAACCAGACTGTTGAGTGTACTTCGAACGCATTGCGAAGATGAGTCCAGTAGGACCATTCATTGGTTGAACGCCAGCGAGGTCATAAGCGACCAGGTTAGGCATAGAACGTCTGATCAGGGAGATCAGAACAGGGTCAAAACCAGCAACAGTTTGACCACCAGATCCGGTGAAACCGGTTGATGCACCAGCAGCGTTACCAACTGAAGGAGCTTCTCCGAGGAATTCTCTTTCCTCACGGAGCATTTTTTCTTGGTTCTCCAGGAGAACTGCGGTTACCATTCTCTTGTGAGCATCTTTGATGCTACCGAGACCCTCATGATTGAGGATAGGTGCCCACTTCTCCTGCAGGGATTCTACATTGAGACCTTGCATTTGAATTTTACCTCTTAAAAAAGTTTTAGTTTGACTTATGATTTAAAAATCACTTTTTAGAGACTCTAGTTAAAGTAGAGAGATACGATTCCATCAATGGAGATACTGAATCATAGGTAGTTTCAGCAGTCTCTTCGGAAATATTCTCTGTTTCATCTCTTTGAGTACCAGTTGATGAGAAATAAGAATTTCTCAAAGTTACCAGTTTCTCACGATAGGTGTCTTCACTATCAAACTCAACATTTTCGGCAAGAGAAGCGAGTTTTTCCTTCTGTGAAAGTGCCAGACCTTCGCAGACCTCGGAGAAGATTACATCAGCAACCGACTCGGCTAATCTTTGATTTAAAGCAATATTAGACTTAATTTGCTCGTTGAGTTTATCTTCCATCTCATCTAATTTCTCTACCATAGTAGAGAGTACATCATATTTCTCTTCAGGGATAGTTACATAATGTTCTTCAAAAAGACTCTTCATTCCGGTGAGGAATGATTCAGTCATTTCAGTCTTGAGTCCGTGCTCAACAGCAAGTTGATTTTCGATCAACCACTCTTCAGCAACATACTCAAGATATGCATCAACTCTATCAGTCAGTTCTTCTTTAATAGAAAGAACTTGCTCTTCAAGAGTTTGATCATACTTTGCAGATAATTCTTCTTTAATTTCTGCAACTTTTGCTTTGATAGCAGTTTCAAAGATAGTGCGTGCTTTATCTTGGAATTCCTCAGAAAGTTCTTCACCAGCAAGAAGTGCTTCAACATCTTCTTCGATGTTGTACTCTGCTTCAGGTGCTTCTTCTTCTGCAACAACTTCTGCTTCTTCTGTAGATTCCTCTTCGGATACTACTTCTTCAGCAGATGCGGTGGTCTCTTCCTCTTCAACTACTTCGCCTTCGACTTCTTCTTCTTCCTTCATACCCTTAGGCATAGGATCTGCTTTACCAGCACCTCGGTTCACAATGTCTTTGACAGTTGCGATCTTAGGTTCTGATAATTTTGCAGAGTCGTCATCTGCTTTATAGTTTTCTGGGGTTGGGCCACCGAGATCTTCCACTGCAGGTTGCCCAGGTGTTGAATGGGACAACTTTTGCATTGGTTCAGCTGCAGCAGCACCTTTGGTTACTACGTTTTCCATTTCTTGTAAATTGCTACCAACGGACATTTGATTATAGATTTTGTATTAATCTATATTTATTTATAATTCAAAGATTTGAGAGAAATTCGTTGAATAAGTTCAACTTATGTTCTTCAAGTCTTTTTTGATCAACGAGAGTGTTAATTCTCTTCTGAGTTCTTTCTGCGAGTTGTTCACGAAGGATTCCACCTTCCCAAACCCACTCTTTTCCTTCCATAATTCCAGATACAAATGCATCGGGAGCAGAAGGATCGGCAACGATATCAGCAGCAGTTGCTAACATAAAATCTTCGCCAACGACTTTGCAACCAGTACGATCTTCTCTCAATGAACCAACACCACGAGAAGAAACTCCAAGCATTACACCTTCATCGAGAAGCGAAGATGCAATTTTGCCCATTGGAGTATTGAGAATTTGTGCCTTACCCCTAAAATTACTACCCTCTTTTACAAGAGATGTAATTTTATGAGAAACACGATCAAGATTTACGGTAGGACCGTCAGGATGTCCAAGTTCTCCAAGAGCACGACCTTTATTTACAAATGTTTCACAATAACGATCAACTTCTCTTTCAAGAGTTGCCATTGGGTAAACTCTACCGTTACGATTTTTCAGATCACCCTGAAGAAATACACCTTCAATGTATAACTTCTTATTGGCACCCTTGCCTTCGGTGATGATTTGTACGTTTGTTACTTCTTCTGTGATAAGTTTCATTTGATTAACCGGTGAATCCTACTTTTGTTCCTTTGACTGTTGCTGCACTTGCATAAACACAATATGAAGCATTTTTCTCTAACAATTCTGTAGTATTACCGAGCATAGTAAATGAACCAATACCAGTTCCACTTTGAGTTTCTACAACATTAATTATTTCTGCAGTTCCGGTGGTATTCACAAGTCTTACTACAGTTGCTGCAGAAAAACTAGTTGCAGTTCCAGTTGTAGTTGGAAGAGCAATTTCATCTGCTAACAATAAAGTTCTTGCCATTATTCTTGATCCTCTGATTCTTGTTGATCATCAAATATTGCAGTGCTGACAGAAGGTCGAATGTTTTCAATTTTTTCTGCTGCTTTTGCATATAAAACATCTTTAATCTTGTCACTAATATCGGATGCTGACTCATCAGAACCGATTAAATTTACAATTTCTTCCATGAAAATTAATAAAAGTAATATTTTCTATTTATATTTCAGCAGCTTTTCCATCTGCAGAGGTTATACCACCTTGAGATTCTAAGTCTGGTTCCATAGGAACATCACCCATCATGCCGCCATCATCTGGTAATGGTTCTCCCGTAATTGGATCAATTGAATTTGGATCTGGGATAATACCTTCTTCAATTTCCTTTTCAATCTGATTATCAATGTCAATAATTTCTTGATCAGTTTGACGAAGAATTTTGCGTCTTACATAATCAACAGAATAATATTTGCCAATATATGGTTCAATGGTTGCAAGAGTTCCAAGTCTTTCATTCATTAATTCAGACTCTTTTAATTCTGCAAATTGATTATCATATAAAAAATCATATTGAATATGATCACTTAAAATTTCCCAATCTTCTGGTGCAATAATATTTTTTAAAATCAATTGAGTCTTGAGCATATCATTAAAGAGATTTGCAAATCTCTTCCTCATTCTTCCGACAAACTTAGCGAACTTGAGTTCGTCTCTTAAAATTTCAGAAGAACGTCCAAGATTGAATCCACCTTCAGCAGCAATTCTGGATTCTGGAACTCCAAGCGAACGATAGAGTTTTTTCTGGAAATATTCAATATCAGAAAGTTCGCCAAGATTTTGTCCACCAGGAAGAGTTGTAATTTCAGTTCCTCTACCACCTTCACGGCGAGGTAACCAAAAATCTTCCATCATGCTCATAAATTTGCGATCATCACGAACTTCACCAGTATTTGCGTTATATACCATTTTATTACGATAACGCATCATAACATCACGAAGATATTGTTCTGCCTTTACCTTAGGAAGATTACCAACATCGATATAGAAAATACGACGCTCAGGTGCGCGTGATAATCTATAGATAACCAAAGAATCCTCAATCATGCGAAGTTGATTTAAGGATTTAATTGCTTTGTGTAGGTAAGAAAGAACTGTTCCTTTATTTCTATCTACCAAACCAGAAGTACAATATGTGATTGCATCTTTTGCAATTTTGATTGTTTTTTGTTTTCTTGTTCCTGCAATTGGAACATTATTTTGAGTTGATGGAGTATAAACAAAATATTCTTCGATTTCTGGATAATCTTCGTTTGTTAAACTCTCATTAGTTGACCCAGTAATTCTAAGAGGATTTTGTTTTTTCTTTTCTTGCCTCACAAATTTCATTTTGAGAGGATCAATATACCTAAGTTCTTTAATTCCTTCTTGAGGTTTTTTGAGATCTATAACTTTGTGGTAATAAAGTCTACCATCAATATACCAGTTCCTAAAAATTTCATGGCACTTTTTATCAAAGTCCATGATCTCTTTTAAATATTTGAATTCCTTTCTAATTGCATTCTTAATTTTATCGCTTGCATTTACATTAGAAAGTTCAATTTCTATAGGAGAATCATACAAATCACTTACGATTGCTTCATTGACAACATCTTCAATTGCACCATCACATTCTGGGTGCAATGACATTTCCCTATATCTTTTAATTAAATCGGATTCTGTTCTATATACTCCCTCAATATCAATATATTGACCATAAAAACTACTCTGCAAATAATAATCTGCCCCGTCCTCATTATTTTGAGGAACGGGGGAGACTATAGAGTTAGATTTTTTATCTACATTTTCAATAGAAAAACCAAAAAGTTTTGTCATTTTATAAGTTTAAACTTCTATATCTAATATTTATTCACTCAAATAATTCTTGACTTTGAAATCAAGAATATCAACCCTCACCAGATGTTCTTGAACCAAATACACTATTATTGCTTTGGTCGAGTGCTTCCCACCACTGAACTTGGAATTCTACAGTGAATTCTTCAATTGCATCAGTAGTCTCATATGAAAGATCAATTTGAGAAAGATTAGTTGGAAAAACATCATAGAATCTATATCTTCTTAAAGTTTCTCCACCACGATCCAATTGTTTTACATATGCATCAACCATATAGGAAGAAGGATCGACTAAACCACTTGCATCATCATGTCTGTTGATGTGATTCATCCATCTTTCAAACCTATCTCTAAGTAGGAAACTAGTATCATTAATAATAGTAACAGTCCATGTGTCAAATGTTCTGTCGCCAGCAACTTTTAAAATTCTTCCTCTGAATGGAATTTCAATTGGACCAATATTGGATGCCGGAAGAGCAGCACCCTTAACCATAAATCTATCAAAATCCTTTGCTCCTTCGGGAAGTGCTAATTGTAGTTGGGAATCGGATGGAAATGCCAATTCAACTTCAAATAGATTTGGTCTTGCTCCTCCACCTGTTAATTTGTTTTTAAACTCTGAGATTGTTCTTAGTGCCATTGTTTTTTTCTCCGTGTGTCGTTAATAAAAAATAAATTAAACACCAACTACTTCTTCAAATGCAACACCAGTTCTGGTGGCAATAAAATTGAGACCAATAAAGTTGATTGATCTTGCTGGTTGAACATAAATGTCAGCAACAAATTCATTATTATCAACCACTGCTCCAGTATTATTTGTTTCGTCACAAATAACTCTGAAGTCAAAGATTCCTCTTTGAGCTTGAATAGTTCTAAGGAAAGGTTCAATAATGTTTACAAAATTTGCTCTTGTAATTTCATCGTTAAATTCGAAAAGTTGATCTCTTGCAGCAGCAGAGATTGCATCTTCCATGTAAATAAACAATCTGCGAACATTAATTCTATCAAAAGCAGATGCTCTACTAATTCCAGTTTTATCGCCAAAGAGAATAATTCCTCCACCAGCATTAACCATGACCGGATTAATTCTATTTGAATAAAGTGTATCTCTTTGTTCTTGGTCTGGATTGTATGCTAATTTTACTGCATTTAAAATAGAACCTCTTGCAGTTCCTGCGGGAGAAACCCATGGGAAAGCATTTATATCATTTCTAGCACAAAGTCCAGCAATATCTCCATTTAATGGAACATATCTAAAGACCTTATTAAATCTATCATACATGTACTTATAACCACTATCAAAAATTGCATAAGATGAAGAGGTTATTGGACCATAGAAATCTAAAATATTTTTAGTAATTTGATCTCCAGAGTACATATTAACACTTTGTCCTGTAGAGGTATCATTTAAGAATGCCCCTCTATATGGAGAAATAAATGCAAGTGCATCTTGTCTAGATTCTGCAACTTCAATTAATTTATTTGCCAGTGCTTGAGATTCTTCCTTTCCATGATTTGCTGCTCCCATAATTAAGAAATCTATGTTATAGAGTTCTTTATTTTTAAGGATGTCATAACCGGAGGATAAGTCGCCAACAGTAACCGTGTATGCACCTGCTACATTATCGGTAGAATTTCCATCATAATTTTTTCCTGCAGATAGAATTAAATTTTTTGTACCAATAGCACCGTAAATAACTGCGGTTCCATCTGCTTCCAAAACATCTTGATCCCAACCAAAATCAGTTACTGCAGTAAATCCAGAACTAAATCCAGTTGCAACTGTTCCTGTTGGTTCTCCGCCAGCAAAAATTGTAGATGAATTATTATAAATATACTTTCTCCAATGAAGTGGAGATCCTGCAGAAACAATAGCATCAGATGCTTTAGAAAGTCCGATATGTTTCTCTAGGATAGTTCCTTCATTTCCAGTAATTTTACCTTCACCATCAATAACAACAATATGAATTTCATCAAATCTAGATCCTCTTGATGCAGCAAAAGTAGATGTTTGTGGTCTTGGTGCAATTGAATTCCACTTTTGAGTTGTTCCGCGTGTATCAACTTCATAGGTTTGATTATCAAACCAATCTGTTTGTGAAGTTACATCTCTTATTGAAGTTGTTCCGCCACTAAGGAATGAACCAACCAGTACGTATTCTGCATCATTTAATCGAAGAATTCCGCCAGCATTTACTTTAGATGTAATATCTGCAGTGGTCGTAATTCCAATTACAGTGTCATCGGTATCGATAGCAGTACTTAAAGTACCAACGTCTGCATATCTAGTTAAATGTTTTACTGTTGATTCGTCAGTATGTGTTGCAGCAGATGTTCCAAATTGACCTCTTTCAACACTGGTAATTGTATTTCCTGAAATTTGTGCAGTGGAAAGACCAATAATCTCATTTCCAAGTAAAAGATATTTGTCTGCACCCGTTGAAATTCCTGATACGGAATCTACAGAAAGTGAAGTTGATCCGGATGCTAAATCGGCAGAACCTGCCTCATCAAGAATTGTTGATGTTTCCAAATAGAATGAATCAATTGCAGTTCCAACTCCAGCAGAAACTGCTGTGCTTTCGAGAGAAGATCTAGTTACAGTTGCTGATGTTGTTGCTGCACCAGCGTTAACAGTCAGTGAAGCACTACCTGTACTAAACTTGTAAATGGCATTCTGAGTATAATCAACTGCAGTTTCAGTTCCTGCGGCAGAAACGTGAGAAACAAATTTAACACTGGCGGTGTTTGCAGTAACATCAACACCAGTAATAATTCCTTTAAAGTATCCGTCAAGTAAAGAAGTTGATCCTGCACCTGCTAACACTTTTCCGGCGGCAGATTGAGAAACACCAATACCAACATCTGCAGCAGTAACGGTATTAAGACTTAAAATTTGGTCTGCATACGAGTCAATAATAGCAACTTTAACTCCGTTTGCCCAAGAACCTGGATTTCTTGCAATTACAGTTGCTCCAGTAATTGGGGTTTCATCATAACCCTTAAAGTTATAATCGTCAGTGCTCTTAACTTTTAATGATACACCTTGGTCATTAGCATTTTTAAGATTGTCGCTATCAGATCTCAATACTCTTAATTGAGAACCATATGCTAAGAAAGAGGATGCTGTCATCCAACTCTCATAGTGCTTATCAACAGGAGAGGGTCCTGAAAATACATTCAATAGATCGTTTTCGTTTCTAATTAGAATTGGGTCTTCTACTGGACCTCTGGCAAAGGGAGCAACTAAACCACCGATAGCATCCGATGTTGGATCAACTCTACCAGCTGTTAAATCAACTTCTCTTACTCTGATTCCAGGAGATGCTAAGTTAATTGGCATCTTTACCTCTCTCCGAATATTAGGTTATTTTCTGAAATTATTTATTAAAATGCCTATTTTCATCGGGGAAACAATGCATGAACATTACCAATCTGGATAATCCGAATACTTTTTTTCCTTTTTCTTTTTTTTATTACTTTTCAACCTACTTCTTCTTATTCTTTCCTTTGTACATTCTTTGCATTCATACGAATATGAAGATGCGATATTTGTTTTATTTTTTCTAATTAAGTAAAAATCTATTAATAAGTTTTTTACTTCCCTACAAGTTCTACATTCCCTATCCAGAAATAACAAATGTTCCAACTCTACCTGATCATTTAAATCATTTAAATCCATTAAATATAATCCCACATATAAGAAGCATCTCCATATTCATCAGTATGCCACCTATCACCATTACTATCCGTAAATGATTCCATATCATTTATACCATCAACAATAAATCCAAAAGGTGCCATGTCTTGATCAATTTGATTTTTTTGCTCCTCATATATTCTCTTCCGAACATCATTGTCTGTCATTTCTTTAAAATAATCCTGTGCAACCAACCAAGAGAATATAACAAGGCACATTGCTAAATCATCATTACATCCCTCTTCTGCTTCAAATGAATTATGCCTTTGTGCAAAAGTAGTTAATTCTGAAATAATATCATAATCTACTGTGAGAAGTTTATCATCCTCCATTAAAGTTTTTAAGTTGGAGCATCCCAACTTTTTAACTGCTGCAGTCATTCTCACGCCAAGTTGAGTCTTTTTACCACTGAAACCAGATCCAACAACTTGACCAGCACGACCTCTCATAGCACACATCAAAACATTTTCATATTCCAAATCGTACTGAAGGATTGATGCCACTTGATCCCCAATGTCGTTTACTTCTACTAACAACCATGCTTCATTATATGCTTTTGCAACATCCAAAATTATATTTGGAAATAGCATAGGTTTAATTTCATTATTTCTATATTTTCCAACAACTCTATATGGAAACTCTGTAATATCGAAAACAATAAATGCCGAATAATCATTACCCAAACCTCTAGCAACATCAATTGTCATTAAATAATTATGTTCTGGTTTTGGATCTTCATATATGTCCAATCCGGCATTTCTTTTAATTGGATTTTCATATATTAAATTTTTGAGTTTTGCGGGATTAATAAGAGTATTGACTGATCCTAAAAATTCACATTCAAACTCAACACGAAACTGTTGTTCGGAGGTATTTGAGATGGTTGTTTCTTTCCATTTTTCATCTCTACCAGGTACTTCTGACCAATGAACCTCAGTTGGGACATATTCATTTCTCTTTTTTTCTGCATCATGCCACATGCGGTAGAAGTGATTCATACCGTGTGGGGTTGATACGATAATTACTTTGGTGTTTTTACCAGAAGTAATAGTAGGATAAACAGATGCAAAGAACGAGTCAGCAACATGATTCGGGACGAACGCGAACTCGTCGAGAAAGAGGATGTTAAATGACATACCTCGGACAGCACTTGCAGACGTAGAAGCTGCCAATATCTTACTGCCATTTTCTAACTCCAGACTACCTTTGTTCCATGATATGATACCTTGTTGCATCCATCGTGGCAAATTCTCATATGCAGTTTGTAATCTACTGAGAAGTTCTCTTGCGGTTGCCGCCTTGTTTGCTAGAATACCAATGTTCACACTGTCGTTAAAGACCGCATAATGCAAAAGATAAGATACAACTGTAGTAGATTTACCAGTCTGACGAGGCATCTTACAGATATTAAATCTGTTATTATGAAAATTATGAATTAACTTTTCCTGAAAATGGTATGGATGGAACTGGGTTAAACCTTCATCAAGAGAAACAATCTTAATGTAGTTATTGGCAAAATATACGGGATCTTCCTTACATTTGAGGAACTCAATAATTTGTTCCTCTGTAAACTCTATCGGTGTATTTGCTTTTTTTAGATTTGGATTACCAAGATATACTTCACTCATAACGAAACTCCTTTTTACAACTCGTTTTTAATTAGTAAAATGTCATAAGAGGCAGTAAATCTACCGTTGTTTGAAGTACCAGTAGTTATACGAACATCAATATCTGTTTTTTCTGGAAGTTCCTGTGGGAATGAAAACTTATAATCATAAGGACCACCATTACCATTTACTTCAAATGTATGAGCAACTCTGAATGCTGTTGCGACGGAATTATACCTGGCATACATGAAACCAGTCCCATGAGCATTTCCTTCGGCACTTGAGTTACCATGATACAAATAACCAGTATACCCAGCAGGAACAGTGTAAATTGCCATTAGAGTTTGTCCTGCACCAGCAAGAATTCTCAGAACTTGTGTTCCGCCTCTACTGAAGTTAAGTTGTCCGACATTATCAGAACCACTGGAAATAAATCCACGATACACTCTTTTAAATGTCTGAGTTCCTGTGACAGTACCAGCACTAGACAATGTAAATGTCTCTGATGTCAACTCAAAGTTTTCATCAAGACCTTGGATGGTAACAACCTTACCGTTGTCATCGGCACCGACTTGTGCTGCTACAAGAACACCAGCAGTATCAAATGCACTCCATGGATAGAGAGTATCCTCTTTATCCCATACCGTTGCAGTTGTGTTTGTTGATTGAGATGGAGTTGCACCGAACTTGTGGATTTGTGATGCTCCTCGTGTCTTACCACGAGAAACATTTAAATTAAATTCTTCATCCCAAATATAATTCCTAAATCCCATCAGTCACTCCAACTTAATCTTTCTGGTTGATATCTTTGTGCGTTTTTGATTCTCGAAGTATTTACCTGACCTGGATAAATGTTATGAACAATCGCTCCAGGATACTCGTCCTGAATTTGTTCTGCAAGTTCATTCTTAGAAAGCATCGCACCTTCTACTTCTAGACGATACATCTTTCCTTCCCAGACAACATCAGCAAAGAATGATTCTTGTGCCTGTTCTGGTTGAGAACCTCCTACATTAAGAGTTCCGTTAAAATCACCATTAATAGTGATGCTTTCTGAGAGAAATTGTTGAAAACTTTTCATTCTACCTCACCATTTAACTTTGTTTGCCCAGTATGCTGCAGACATTTTGCCTTTAGCAATGTTCTTTGCATGTCTAGATTGAAATCTATGTCTCCTGGAAGCATATTTCTTAGATTCTCCTTCTTTTTTTGGAGAACCTTTTACACCTCTTTGCCCAAAACGAATAATCTTTTCCTTTCCACCTTCACATGCTTTTACAACATGAGATTTTCCAGTAAGTGAGTCTCCAACTGCTTGCGCCTTTGGTTTATTGCACTTCATTTTGGATTTATCAATTGCTTCATCAAGTTCAAGTTCTGATCTCCAATCAGAAAATTCTTCAAACCTTACTTTCGGTTTTAACTTTTTCTTTCCATTTGGTGATGGTAAAAACTCTCCAGTTTCATTGGATTTCATGTCTTTAGTATCAACATCACCATCAACATCAGCATCAACTCTCTTTACTGCCTTTCCTGCAATTTTTTTGAGATTGCCGCCACCAATCTTAGATTCAACTTCTTCCTTCTTTACACAGTTATTGTAGGTCTTACCAAACATCTTTTTAGTGCCTTTCTTCTCATATCCGGGCCAACACTTTTGTCCTTCATCAATCTGTTCACCTTTCAGTGGTTCAGGTTTGATAAGATCAATAAACTCATATTCAGTTGCCTTAAAATCATCTCTCCAGTTAGAAAACTCATATGATTCGGACTTATTGCCCCAATTAGCAGCACCAACCTTACGGCACTTTACAAGTGCTCCTGAAGCATAAGCAGAAGGCCATACAGAATAACGAGACTTTACCTTATGATAACAGGCATCTTTTTTGCCGCTACCCTTACCTGGTTTGTCTTTTACTTCTTGAATATTCATTTCTTCAGTTTTTACGTTAGTTGGTTTTGCTCCACCAGTTTTTTCTGGTTGATTTGGATCTTGGCGATTTTTTCTTCTTCTTGCCCTTTCTTCTTCTTTATCATTCAAATTTCTTTTCATTTTAGAACTGCCACATTTTGGTGTGGAGGTTTGACCTGGTTGACGAGCACAAGGTTTTCCTGCATATTTGCCACCAAGTTGAACCCAACCTGGTTTACCATCAGAAGACTTGGATTTACCAAACCAATCACGAAGTCCTTGATCACCAGATTTTGTTGCCATCACTAATAAAAGTACTATTCTTTATTATTTAGGAAACCTTGCTTCAGCATTTTTTGTAATTCTGATGTTGATCCAACAAACACCGCATTATTAGTTACGTTGTTTGTTGTTTTTTTAGTATCTTCTTCAACATCTTTAAGTTTCTTTTGAAGATCTATGAGTTTATCTGTAGTGTCAGCAACACTTTTGATTAATTGACCTGCAACTTCATATGCTCTTGGACTTGCACCCTCACCGGCAACTTCCATGATTCCATTAATTGCTTCTTGACCCTTTTCTATCAAAGAATACAAATTTGCTCTGGTATATTCATAATCTTTTTGAATATCCTGATCCTTTTTTTCGACAATATTTAATTGTTGAGATGATTTTTCATCAACAATCCCACTCTCAACATTAAGAGCTTTATCTATGCTATGATAATTATCACTCATAAAAATCAGATGTCAGTTTGTTGAGTTGGACTATATTCTTTAGAATCTGTGAAGAAATCTATTGATTCGCTAAATCCAAAATCATCATTTGGTCCGGCAGTAATAGGATCTGGTGTGACAGTATATCTGACAGATCGTTTTGCTGTTTGTGTATCGACTCCATCATGCTGATCAACAATAACTTTTTTAATCAATCCATCTGTGGATTCGGCAACAGGTCCAAAGAGATATGTTTTAGCTGTAAATTGTAATGTATATATCAAAGCTCTTCTGGTGCTATAATCTCCTTCATAATCATCCTGAAGAGATATTGAATTTAAAACAACAGGAATATCTTTCTTTTCTCCAATAGAACTGATTAGATCTACCGTTACATTAAATGATGGTTGAAAATATGGTAAAATTTGTTCAATAATTTGAAGGGCATCTTCATTCAGTTTACTTAAAATGTTGAGTTCAAAATTAATATTATATGGGACGGGCATGTATACTTTTTTGACATTTGCTCCATCCGTCGCTTTAAATGTTGAAGTAACTGAAGTTTTTCTGGATGAATCGTAATTTATTCCCATCATTTCAAATGACATTCTTGGTAATGTAATTTGAACGGGTTTATTTAAATCGCTTTGTTGTTCAATCCTTGCCAGAAATTTTTGAATGGGTGCATATGCCAAAGGAACTTTCATATCACTTAAAGTGCCTCCGGAAGAATTATCATGTTTAATGTGAATATCATTAAACATCGTTCCAAAAGCAACGATAGTTTTTCTGATTATTTCGTGATAGTAATAAGTTCCTAACATTAGTAAGTTCCAAAGGGATTAGATTCTGTAAAGTCTAGAATTGAATCTGCCACGGATTCAATATCCAAGTTATCTTGATATTTATCATTAATAGTCTCATTCTCTGTGGAAGATTTAAATGCATAAACTGCACCGGATTCTGCTCCTGTTATGACTTCGCCATCAGCAAATGTTCCAGAAACATTTCCAACACGCAATATAAGATCTTCCTTATTCCAATTTTTAACTCTTCCAATAGTACCCGAAGTTCCTCCAGTAACTTTTTCTCCAAGTTCAAACGTTCCAATTCCGGATAGTACTGCAGGATCAGATATAGTTACGGTAGGTGCTGCAGTATATCCTACACCAGAATTTATAATTCTAAGAGAATCTACAGTATTAATTCTAGAAAAAAGATTTCCAGAATACAGAATTGAATTTACTGTTGCTGTCGTTCCAGATCCTGGTCCTGCTACGGTTACAGTTGGTGCAGTAATATAACCAGATCCATAATCAGTCATAGTCAAACTAACGACACCAGTAACACCAACACCAACAGAACAAGTTGCTGCCGCACCAGTTCCACCACCCCCACTTATTGTAATTGTGGGTGCAACCGTATATCCAGCACCAGCATTAGTCAAAAGTATCTGATCTATTGTTTTGCTGCCAGAAACTGTTTTTAATGTTGCTACAGCAGAAGCATTAGTGCCACCAGCAGGTGCTGTAGAGATTGCTACAGTTGGAGCAGATGTATAATTGTAACCATCATTAGTTAAGAATATTTCTCTAATGTAACCAGTTCCAATTGTTGCAGTTGCGGTTGCAGTTGTTCCTGCTGAAACTAAAGTAAGATCTACAAGGTATCCTTGATCATCAAGCAGTTCATCAATATCTGTAATATTTGTATCGACAATTTCATCTTCATATTCGAATAATTCACACTTTAGTTCATAAGTATAATTTTTATTTAATTGGTAGAAAGGACTTTCATGCTCTACAAATTTAATTTCGAACAATCTTGATGATAGTGGAAAATATATTAAATCTCCTTCTTTAGGTCTAGAACTTATCTTTACCGTAGAACCATCATCATAACTAGAATCAGCTTCTGCACCATCAAGTCTACCGATTAAAAATGGTGAAATAAAATCTTCAAATCTTTCTTTTGAAATAGTTAAAGTTATTTCATCTCTTAAAGAAATGCCAAATTTTGTCATAAGATCTCCTTGACCTGTATGACCTTCATAATTATTTAAATATGCCTCAAGAATAAAATTATCATCAAATTTCGATGATTGTACTTCATTAAATACATTATCAATATCAATCATTTTTCTGGGGATGTAAGTGACCTCCATCCCAAACATTCTAATATGTTCATTTATTAAATCTTGAACAAGAAATTGCTCACTGGAAGTTCCGTGAAGAAAAAAGGGATTAAGTGCCATTATCCAATAAGATCTAAGGGTGGTAATTCATGCTCTAATGACATGGTTTGTTTCAACTGATCTATTTCTCTTTCTGCATCTTCGTATATTTCTCTCCCATTTAGTTCTATTCCTCCAGGAAGTTTAACTCCTCTAAACTTAATAAGATTTTGTCCCCACTGTCTTTTTATAAGAGCAGTTAAATATTTTTTAAGGAAGGAATCATTGTAAATTTGACTAAATGATGTTGGATCTAGTGCTCTATAACAATCGATAACAATGAAATCATCTTTACTTTGAGAAGACCAATCAATATCTAAATATAACCTATCTTGTCTCTTGTTAAATCTAACTTGTTTGTCTGTAGTTAAAAGAAAGTCAATATCTTCCAAATATGTTTTAACCATGCTATATTGTAATAAATCCACAGAATTAAAATAATACATATCATTCAAAAATAATTGATATTTGATACTGAACATTCCTCCGGATATTGAACTAGTATCAAATTTAAATATTTTTTCTATTCCAATTACAGAATCTGGAACTTTAATGTAGTTTGAGTTTTCATAAAAATTAAAAGTAGTTGCTGCTCCAACAATCGTCGATGTTCCTGTTGTTGTAACTATTCCAACTCCACTTGTTCCGCCAGCTTTACCTCTATCAATATCTTCCTGAGTAATTTTATATTTCAAATACATTCGTTCGACACCATCAAAGTGTCTTTCCTGAAAATATTGTATGGCATCATCAACCAAATCATCGATTTGATCATCATCCACATTTATTTCTAAAACTGGAGCACCAAGACGCCTAAGACAATAATCCACCAGTTCCTGTCTAGTTGATGGTTGTGCCATAAATGAATATTCCTTTAAAATTATTTATTAAAACTCTCCACCATCTATCACTGAAGACCATTTAGGAATTCCGGAAGAATTTGTGGTTAGAACTAAATTTGTTTCTGTAAGAGTTTCTGTGGCATTACTAGTAGCACTTACTAATTTCCCGGTATTATTAAAATATGCAATTCCATTAGGACCATCAAAATCATTAGCATCATAATAAAGACCTTGACTTGCAGTTAATATACCAGTTATATTAAGGGTATTTGTAAAAGTAGATACTCCAACAACATATAAATTATTTGTTGAAGTTATTCCTGAAACAAATGCGTTTCTCCATCTTTTCTCATCAGTTCCGAGATCATATAAATTCGTTGCATCAGGAACTAAATTTGATACAAACTCTCCTCCAATATTAATATTATCAGAATTTTCATCTCCAAGATTTATAGTTCCTCCCTTGAAAGTTGCTTGTCCTATGAATGTGGAAACTCCAGCAACTTGAAGACCTTGACCTACAAATAAATCACCACCTGTTGTGGTTATACCTCCACTAGAACCAAGTGTACTGTTTCCACTAACTTTTAATGTAGAACTTCTTAATTCTTCTGCTCCAATAAAAAGTTCTTCTCCAATAGTAATTGTATTATTATCACCATCAATTACAATTGTACTTGTACCAAATGTTGCAATTCCTGCAACATGAAGATTTCCACCTACACCCATACCACCAGAAACTACTAATGCTCCAGTAGAAGGTGATATTGAATTTGTCGTATCAGTAATTTTTATCGGACCATCAATAGTGTCCGTCATTACAAATTTACTGGATGGTGCGTCGTAAACTACTAATACTCCATCAGTTTTATTAGTACTATCAACATCATCGAGTTGAGTTAATTTTGCAGGAGCAGATGCTGCACTTGTTAAAACTCTTACAGCATTTTCAGAACCTACTCGGTCTTTTACTGAAACTAAAGATTCGCCACTTCTTTTTACAAGAACTTTTGGCATTTAATTACCTCGTTACTCCGGGACGAACAATTGCTGATCCTTCAACAAGTTTTGTTTTTTTACCTCCTGTGCTTTCTATCACTACATCATAAACATACCTTCCTTGTTTTAAAGCGGATGTTTGTGTTGGAGACAATTCAATGGAAATTTTTCCTCCAGAAGCAGAAGTAATTGTCGAAGCAAAAGAAACAGCAGTAGAACTGCCATAATGCTTTCTCAATTGTGCTGAAACTGTGTTATCAGTTAAATCGAGTGCTGACTCATCAGCAAAATCTTCAAATTCAAAAACAGTGTCAAAACTAGCACCAGATTCGATTACAATATTTGATACATATACTGACATAAATCTAGAGACTTCTTCTATAGAATATTTATATTATACTGTTTTGTTTTCTAAAATTTGCATTAAGATAGTTTTTATTTCACTGATATCATTTTTAATGTTATCAATTTCATCCTGTCGAATTTTTCTATTTTTTTTATTTTGAACATGTCGATTATATTCGGTGCTATCAACGTTAATGATAGCACCTGTTTCATTGTCTCTTTTAAGATTTTTATGTCCTTCAACTGAGATCATGATAATGCTATTGCTCTAAAATCTTTAATTCTGATTGGTTTCGATTCATTAGTTCCACTCATTACTATTTTTATAACAAATCCATCATATTCTGAAACATTATCGGCAGTAAATTCATAATCTAAGAATTCATTGTCCAAACTAGATCTTACAAAAGTATCAGGTCTTCCACTATTTAAATTATCATATCCTGGGAATAATTCATAGGTTTGATCAATTTCAGAACTATCGGATTTGAAAAGTCTATAAAGAACTCTAAAATCTGCAGATGAATCTTTATATGCCGATAAAAGAACTTTTAAAGATGTTGCAGGATTTTTTAAAGTTATTTTTTTCGTAATATAGACTGATGAATGTGGATCACCACTTAATTGATTTGTTCTTGAATCATTAACATAATCTCTAACTGGTAAATCAACTCTATTTCTAAAGAGATTTATATTTGCATAAGAACTAATATTAATCATAGGTGAAGCATACGTAGTTCCCTGCATATTGATTGCAATGGTCAAAGATTTATTATTGGGAAGAGATGATAAATTATCAGTCTCATTGATATGAGATGCAATCATTCTAGTTGAATTCAATTCATTAGTAGTATTTAATTGCAGTGGGATATATCCAATATCTTGGAATGACACTTCAGATCCGCTAGCACTAGTAGCAGAAACTGTTCTTATAGAAGATTCTATTGCTGTATTTGCTGGGGAAAACACATCAAAAAATGGAAGAATTGAATTATATTGAATATTTTGAGATAAAATACACTCATTTCCACCAACTTTTCTTTCATCTGCGAATGACAACAGATTATCTCCCGATGTTCTTGACGATCTATCAAATTGCATTTGATACGAATCAATCGTTTTATTTGAATTGATTGTATTGCTATTTGTAGTCATAGTATGATTTTTGTTGATTCTCCTCAAAGAAACTCCATTTAATTCATACTTATACACTATAGAACCTGCAAGATGTTTTCTTGTAATAGTTGAATCTATTTCTCTTGCATTAATCGTTATTGTATTCGCAGATTCATTATAATTATTATATTCAATTATCTCATTTCCAACTAATAGATATCCTGTACTTTCATTAAGTCCAGATCCTACTGGTTGACCTTCAAATGTTGTAAATATTCCAACATTATCTACAGTTAATGTATTTGAGTCTGCAACTAAATCTTGTGAAAGTTTAACTCCAACTGTGGTTGGTTCAACTCCAAAAATTTTCACAGAATTGTTAGAAGCGTGCATTCCATGACTGTGATCATAAACTTCAAAAACATTTCCACTGTATATTTCTTCGGAAACTACACTACTGGTAGTATATGTTGATCCCAAAGATACTGCAGTATTTCCATTATAATATGATAATGCAGTAGTACCATTAGGATAGAAAGTTTCCCCAACAACATCTGTAAGATACAGCATGTTGATGCCTCTGGTGGATGCAACTGTTATACTTGCTCCAGAACCTTTCTCAACGTTAGAAGTAGTCAATCCAAGAACATCTCCCTGAACATAACCAATTCCACTAGATGCTATTGATAAACTAGATAATTCTCCGGAAGAATTTATGACAATATTTGCAAGTGCTCCACTACCAGATCCTGATATATTGTAAAGAGGAACATTAGAATATGATCCCACAGAATATCCAACTCCAACATTTGTTAGAGTTGTTGTAAGAATTTCTCCTCCAACTTGTTCAATAATTCCAGTTGTTGATGAACCATCTGTTCCCACCTTTCTGCCAACTGTAAGTATAGATCCAGAATCAAATGTTGTTTGAAGACCAACATTTAATTTTCTTGGATAGACAGTTATTGGATTATTTTCTGTTGAATAAGTACTTGGTGAGTTAAAATCCCTTTTAAGAGATGTTCTTTGGAGAGATGGATTATAAAAATATGCAGTGCCTTCAGTAGAAGTAAATCTACATCTATTGACTCTGAACTTCATGTCTTCAAGTTGGTCTGCAGACCAAGTTACTCCATTTTGCGATTTGAATAGAGTGCCACCAATATATTGTCTAGAATAGATAACTGTTTCAGAATCTGGTAAATTTTTAGTTTCTGAAGTGCTTTCCCCCATTTTAGCGGTCCAAACATAATGATTGTTTGAATATGGGGACAGTAAAACTATCGCATAACTTTGTCCTCTCTCAACATAAACAGGACTTGGGAATGTTGCTCTGGTAAATGCACTATTTCGTCCATCTGTAGAAACGACAATGTCCTCAGGAAGTATTTCAATAACTGAATTATTACTAACCAACTGAGTAGTTGGGAGACCCAGTTCCATTGTTCTAAGTTCAAGTATAACAGGTTGAAATGTATCCTTTTGATAGAACCAAAGATCAATTGATGAAATATATCCACTATCATCTGTAACTGCAAATGATTGCGCCAAAGGATCTCCCCAGTTTACTGGTGGTGGTGGCGGTGGAGGTGGTGGAGGAGGTGCTTGCCTTCTTACTGTTAATAAGAATTCTTGAATAGTTTGAACAGTTCCTTCAGAAGTGTAATTTCCTTCTGCAGTAGATACTACATAACCTTCTGGTAAAACCTCGGAAGAATTTATATTAGAACTTAGTTTGAATGTTTTTTCTCCAGTCGTTATCCTAACAGAAGGTTGAGGACTTTGATTAGGATCTCTTATGAAGAAAGAACCTAAAATATGTCCTTCATAATCACTTATCAATCGATTTCTTGTTAAAGTTGCTTCTGCTCCAGAGGTAGTACCAATCAAAGTCATTCCTACTTCAACTCTTCCATTAAATTCTCCAACTGCTTCTTCTGCTAATGATGAAATATCAACATTCAGAACAGTTGATGCAGAATTATAACCAGATAAAGGAACTAAATTGGGATTGTCGTATGGATTATATGTGTAAAATTGTGCTCCCTCATCATTAATTGTAGCATTATATGGACCTCTCTTATGAGATTGAGTTGCTACTCTAAAAGTAATTATTTTTTGATCGCCAACAAACCCTTGCACAGTTTCTCCAACTTGGAAAACTCCACTAACCATAGATATCTCTAATAATTTTGGGATAATATCAACTTGGGAGTTTGAATCTAAAGAAGAATAAAATCTTGTCAGTGAAGGTAAAGAAGCTGATTGGAATTCAACATTTCTGGATCTCATAAAGGGATCAGCAGTTCTATTAATTAATTCACTCGTCAATCTATTCTCAAATGTTTCTGCTCCACTCCACCAAGCAATCCAATTAGTTCTGGCAGCACCTTGAACAACTATCGTTCTTGTCCATGTATCATTTCTTGGAGAAAGCGTAATTGTTCCAGTTGTGGATATTACGTTAAATGGATTGACATTTGATACTCTAGTTGCTAATGGTTGAGTTAAAACTCCCCATTCTTCTTCAACATAATCGAGAGTAACAACATCTCCAGTTTTTTTGAGATTACTATCAAATAATTCGTAATCTGTATTATAATCTAAGGTATTCAAATTTAAAGATTGTGCTGGTGCTAAAATGGATTTTAATGAAAATTCGTCTCTATCAGTAACTAATTGATTATTATTAATGTCAATAATAATATTATTATCGGGATCACTAATATTAACTAAAGATAAATCTTTGAAGTCATCAACAACAAATCCAGATTTGAATTTTGAAAATCCATCATTATCTTTAATTTGCAATGATTTTGTATCCAATTCCAAAAGCGACAGTGAAGTAACTCTTTCCAAGTTTTCGACTCTATCTCTTATTCTACCAATATCTTTCATAGTAAATCTTGCATTATCTATGAGAGATATTTTTGCATCTCTGGAATTAAAAAGATATGCTGGCAGTTCTATGGAAGCAATTTCCATTCCACCAAATCTATTTGAAGGTTCTGATGGGTTTATCTCAGGATTTCCTTTTATTAATCTAAACTTTCCTTGTTTATCTAAAACGAGTTTATCTATTCTGGGCAAATAATTTGAATAGAATAATGTAGAAGATTCATTAGGCGAAATGACCTCAAATGAAGTTGCAGAAAAATCTCTGGATAAGAAATCAAATGGAGATCTTGTTGCTGTTACAACGTTAAAATCAGAAACTCTTGGTCTAAAATCCAAAAGATCAGATAATCTGACACCAGATGAATTGAGTGGAATATTTTCAAGTCCAGTATCATAACTAGAGATTGTAAATACATCTCCCATTGAACCAGTTGACGTATATTTATCAAATATGACTAATAATCTTCTTGATGGAGACCTGACTCCAAACTTTCTAACAATTTTAGAATATCCATAATATTCATTTTTTTGTCCATTATCTAAGGTATAATCTCCAATTCTGTTTATATATTGTCCAATAGTTATTGATGAAATTGGACTTTCTATTAAAGATTCTTTAAATAAAACTGTTTCTCCCGGATCAAATTTTTGATCATTTAAATATACAATTTCTATTTCGGATGTTGATTTGCGAGTTACAATTTGGCCAACTGCATTGCTAGTTTTTCCTATCACTTGTTCTCCAAGGATAGAATTTGTATCTAAACCTAAAGAAGAGTTAAAGGAAAGTGTATCTAATACTGGAGCAGCACCATCAATAGATTCATATATTGCCAATAATTTTAATACATCTGTAGTATTCAGACAAATTTCATCATCTTCAACTCTCAAACCATAATATGGATTTGAAGTTAATCCATATGAAGTAGAAATTCCCGATCTAGTAAATGCAATGGAAGTTTTTTGACTTCTATCTAATGTTTTTAATTTATTTACAATTGATGATTTTTTGAGTGACGTATTTACTGTAACTGATGATTGGGAGGTTCTTAAACCTTTAAACGTGACAATGTTATTTTGGAGAGAAAATTGATCTGAAGATAATGGTTCAATAGAACCATCCGAATAGATAATAGAATATTTTTCTTCATCAAAAGCATCAAAAAATGCACTGGATATTCCCACATCAGAAAGACTAACAGTTAATCGTCCACTACTATCTGTAGACTTTGAAGTTATTTGCTTGGAAATATTGATATTAGAATTTAAAAAATTTACTTCGGCAATATTCGATGCTGGTAACTCCGTAAACAAAGAAGCGTTTTGTTTATTTGAAATTGTTGGAAAACCAAATGAGAATGTTACCGATTGTCCATTAGCAATTGCACCATCACAAACATTTGAAACTGTAGATAATCCCGATAATGTAATTGATGATCCATCATCGGAAACAGATTCAACTCTGTTAAAAGTCTCTGAATCAATTCCAGATCTCTGATATCTAATGATTGTATCGCTTTTTATTCCAACAAAACTTTTTCCTGGGCAGGTTGCAATCCCCCCATTAATCTCTAAGGTATCAACTATACTGAAATTATTTCCAATTTGTTTTTCTAAAACAGAATCTGCAACAAAATCAGTGGAAAACCCAGAAAGTACTTCAGTATTTTGATATACTGATTTAATGTCAGATACATCATATATTTTTATAGATTTGATAGATCTACTTGTTTCAGTAGTTCCATTAATTAAAATTTGCTCACCTTGCAAGAAAGAACCAGAAGTTTGGTTTAAAGTAACTTCTTGACCATTTACAGATACAACATATCCACTAGCACCACTACTTCTACCTTTTATATTAGTTGATGCTGTAAGTGAAGCAGCATCATTCAATGTTAATATAGTATATGTTTGAATATCAAAAAGATATAAATCCCACTGCGAGGAAGTATTTTCATATGTTTCACTGGGAGAAAAGTTATAAACTCTTGCCTGTCCAATTGTTGTCCCTGCTCCTGCAATTGTAGATTCTTTTCTTCTACTTTGTAAATTTAAGTATGAATTATTATTGATTCCAATTATAGGAGTGCCTGAAACATTATTAACTTTCAATAGGTTGCCCATTTCGAAAGGAACGGACGTTTGTGTTGATTGTGAAGTTTCTCTAGGTTTTTCTACATCAATATAAGTACTTTGAGTGTCAATTTTATACCCTTCTACATATGAAGTTCCTGGGGAAATTTTTAGAATTGATAAATCTTCCGAAGGAGTATTTCCATCCAGTGTGAGTTCTGTATTTAAGTACAAACCATTCGAAGATACTCTGTCATTTAAACTCTCTTGAAGTTCAATATTATAATTTTTTACCGAATAATTTCCAGATTCTTCAAATGTTCTTTTTGCAAAATAATCTTCTAAAATATTGTAATTATTGGTCGGTTCATTTCTAGTAATTATTGTACCGTTATTAACTCTTTCGATTTCTATGAAATTTTTATCATCAAAGTCTGATATCAATTTTTTGGAAAGTTTTGCTGTGATCTTTAATCTATCTGAACCTGGAGCAGCATAGTTCGAAAATCCTTTTGCATTATCATATAATGTATTATCATCTTTAGCAGTTATAATTTCTTCACTTATTTCTAGACCAATTCTATAAGAAGGTGTATTTGTATACTGATCTAATATTAATTCTTGTCCAAGAATATTGACAAAATGACCTCTAATAAAATAAACACTATCGGAAATTGAATATGATGATCCAATTGCGGTAGCACTAAAATCAATACACTCCGCAACTAAGTCACCAGAAGCAATCGTTGTATTTCCATAAACAACAGATTCTTGAACGACTAATCCTTCACTATCAATAAATGGTTGGAATTCAAAACTACTATTTCCCTGATCATATTTTACATATAAAGTATTATATCCCTCATCAGATTCTGATGCAGGTAAAACTGATCTAATTTTTGCAGTAACTTGTGAATCTTGACCTTTGATTTCTTTACCAACAAGATTATTTAAATATAATGATATATTAATTCCAGATACAACAGATTTAACTTTTACCGCATAATACTGACTCTCATATCTTACGCCACCAGAAATAACAGCAGATCCTTCTTTAAAAAAATGTGATCCAAATTTTTCGACTTGATCTTGCAATATTGATTGCAAAGTTGTTAATTCTCTCGATTGAACTGGAAATCCTGGTTTAAATAAAACGCGATGGAAATTTTTTCCAGAGTCAAAATCGTCATAATATGGACTTGAATTTAAATTAGTTTTTTGGGACATTTTTTAGAATTCCAGTATTACTTTGATATCTTCTTTTTGTCTAGTATTTCTAGAAATCACAGGTCTATTATCTAGATAAAGTATTTCACCCGTGTTTTTATTTATCTCCGGTGCAGCAACACCATCTGTAAATGAAACGCCCAAATCAATAACACTACCATCAACTGTCATGGTTGATCCATTCAGAGTAGAATCTACAGATGATGTTTGACTGCTACTTAAAAATGAAATATTACCCCCAGTAGAGGTGATTTGTAAAACTCCTCTAGTTTCTACGGTTCTATTTTCTTTACTATCTTTATGAGTCTTTTCATCCGCAAAATACAAACTTCTATCTTGATAATATTTTAAAATTCTAGTAGAATCATCATAAGAAGCAACATAACCTCTAGCTTTTACTGAATTTGAATTATTATCAGTATAGGATTGTTCGATTATTTCTCCAATAATTGGTGATTGAATGGCGGTACTCAATCTAACTGCATGAAGTCCATTAAACTGAGAATCGGTAAATAATTCATCTACACCATATTTTTTAGGATTTTTAATCAAACCAATTTGGGAAAATTTTGTTGTGGTTGGGAAGTCTCTACTGCTATCGTCAAAACGAACATATAAAAGAATTTTGTCAGCACCTAATTCTTGATATATGTCATATCCATGTCCCTTTGATGGGGGAATAATTGGAATTAATTCCGCATGATTATTAATATTTGCATCAGAAAATACAGATTCATTAAATGGATCTAAATCAACAATTCCATAAGAATATCCACTTCCACCTTTTGTAATTATTGCAGAAGTGATTTCTCCAGTTCCATTAATTTCAATTTGAACTTTTCCTCCAGTTCCATCGCCTAATATGTCACAAACTCCAGATCCACTATATCCAGAACCCTTATTTGCAATATAAACTTTTTTTATTTGATTGTTATTTGCATCAGAATTTCCATTTTCTCTGATATTTTTTAAAACCGCATTATCAGTTGTATTCCAATTATTTGGAAGAGGAATATAATCTGTAGAGTCAAATTTTATAACATCTGTAGGATCGATAGTAAACAGATATTTCCAGAGATATCCGTCCCCACTAGAACCTGCTGCAGCAGGTTCTAAACCAGTAAATCTTGGTTCATCAATTGATGGATTTCCCGTTAAATTATCTCCAGAAGATCCATTATCTATACAAATATAAACTTTAAACTCAGATGTTATTACATAATAACTTGTGTCATATAATCTGCTGGAATTTGTTATTGGAGAGCGATTTGAGGAGTTATAATCATCTCTATACATTTCATATTTCGTACCGGAAACCCATGATCTTTTCTTTACTAATCTTCTTAAACCAACGGAAGTTATTTTTTTGCCAAAAATAATCGTATCCTTGGTATGTGCAGTATTTGAAAAATCATCCTTTGGTGAAGGGGTCGAAACATTCCAAGAAGTGCTTCTACCAAAATAATCTTCTGTTGGATTAGCCAATCCAACAAATAGATAATATGAATTTGTATTGAGATCAAAAGAATTTACGAAATTTTCCGCATTAGAAACTCTAAATTGATCTGTTACAATAGCTCCAGACATTTTAGTTATTTTTTCTTTTATTTAGTTGACTTAATTGCACTTATGAATTGGAATATGATCCACTATCACGAAGTCCATATCCCCTTCTTTGAATTTGTGGATATGTAGATAATCCAGAAACAGTATTTCCAGAAATAGTAAATTGTTGTGCCGATTCTCTAGTTAAATTTGAAAATCTTCCCCAAGAGAACTTTCCAAAATTTGTATTTGCGGGATTGTAATTTAAATCAGCAACAATAGCTCTACATGTAACAATTCCAACTTTATCATTATTTGGTGATATTGAAACTTCTGCAACTTCGTAGATATTATCAATTGATGTAGTTCCAATTCCAATAGTAACTCCTGCACCTGTAAGTGATGTAACTCCAGTGCCTACCGTACTATTTGATACAAAGAATGGATAACCAACTTTTAAAGAATTTCCAAATTGACCCTCTTTGTTATATAATTCAAATCTAATAGCAGGATTTCCTGAAGTTGTTGTTGTCGTAACTCCTGTAATAATTCCAGAGAAACCATCTACAAATTTCACAGAAGTTACATTTTCTATTTTATTTGTAGGTAAAGGAACTAATACTTGAGGTAAATTTGCTGTTGAATATCCAAATCCACCATTAGTAACTGATATAGAAGAAACAGTTCCAGCAGCAGAAACAGTTGCTGTTGCTTGTGCAATTGTTCCTATTCCCGCACCTATTCCATTTGAAGGATTTGAAAATTCCACATCAACTGATCCTACTTCATATCCAGATCCACCAGAAATAATATTGATAGATGAAATTGTAGATGCACTAGATACGACAACTTGAAGTTGTGCTGGAGTTTTATCAACTCCTTCCAAAATAATTAAATCAAACTCAGGAATGTTGATAGATAATTCATTTTCTTCATAATCAAATGATTGTGCATCATCAACAAATATTTGACTATCTGATGATGATAAATCTGAAATTAATCTGGATGTCGGATATACTTTAGATGCAATTCTGTTTCTAGATTTAGAAATTTCATTACCATTAATTATGATGTCAGATTTTTGTGGAATTATATCAACAAATTTTTCATTGGTAATAAATTGAGATGACTGTGCATCACCTTCAGTACTAATTCCAGGTCCAGTATAGATATTTGTTTCTATAAGATCAGATTCTCTGATGTCAAAAATTGTTCTTGGATTTTGATCTCTTGTCAATACAAAATTTGGTTCTTTCATGATTTGAATTTGATCACCAATACCAACAATTTCATTAATTGTTTCAATTTTACTATCAACACCTCTAGTTCCTCGATAGAAGAAAATGTCAACATCATCTTCCGCATCTGGGGCACTAGAAAATACTATACTAGTTCCTCCATCAAAATTATATGATTCTCCTGGAATTTGTAGTATTCCATTTATATAAATGACAAGCAATTCTTTCAAATCAATTGGTATAGAATTTGGATCACTCAAATCCCGCTCAAAGTTTAATAAGTCTCCATTATAATACAATGGGAATCTTACTTTTTCACCATCTTGAGATAATTTTATAGAATCTATAAAATCCATTTCTCCAAACTGCCATAATGCAAAATTATCATGGTATGTTTCTAAAACTTCCAGTTCAAAATTATGAATTGGTTCTGAAAGATTTGCATCAGTAACCAATCCAACAATTGTGAATTTATCACCTCTGTTAAATGAATATCCATTATTAATTACTTCAAAATTAGTAACTTCGAAATAAGTTGATCCTATTCCTGTTGTAGAAGCAGCACCAACCTCCAAGTTGACAGCAAATCCAATTCCAGTATCTGTGGTTGTACCAATTCCCAGTCTAGAAATTCCAATAGCATTTAAATTGGAATATGATGGGTCGGAAACAAATATTTGTGGATTAGTATATCCAGTTCCACCGTTATCAACAGTGAAAGTTAGTGTTCCTCCTAATCCAACAGTAGCAACAACACTTGCTTCTGTTCCAACATGATTTTCTTCAAAAACAGTAACTGCAATACCAATTAATCCATTATATCCAGAACCTGGATGATCTGTAGTTCCTAAACCAACAGAAACAATACTTCCACCAGCACCAACTACAGCAGTGACAGATGCCCCTACAAGAGGTGCATAACCAAGTCCTGGAGTAGAACCAAGAGATACAATTATACCTCCTCTAGGAATACCATTCTGATTAACGTCAGAATTTGAAATAATAATATCATCATCAACAGGATCTTTTATTCCAGTAAAAACTATGTCAGTTGTAGATCCATTATCATTTAAATCATAATTATTTCCTTCATTATTTGCTGTAGTTGGTGTTTGAAATATTTCGTTTACATATAAAAAACCACTTCCTGGTTCGACGTAATCAACATCTTGACCAGAATTCTTTAATGTAAAAGTTCTGCCAATACCATTAAATTTGGATGAAATATCATCATAGATAATATTTTTAGAGTAATCCTGTCTTAAGAAAACCCTACCATTAAACGATGATCTTTCAAATTTTATTCCCGAAGAATTTTCTCTGTCATTCTCTCCAGATCCTTTTGGTGCAGATGTGAAATGAAGTTTGTTTCCAACAATATTGTAAGATCCTTTATACAATTGTGCTGTGCTTCCAGAAGTATGAGTGCTTGCTACAGAACCAACAGCACCCCTCTTTGCTTTTATTAAAGGTGTTGTACCAGTTCTAGTTATTGGACCAGATGCAGTTGTTCCCAATCCAACAATAATAACTTCAAGATATTCATCATCAATTTTTAATAGATCTCTTGGATTAATTGTAGAAATACCACTTAATCTAATATATTCTTGAGAATTTGTAATATTATCATTTATTGTATAAGAAATTGGTGAAAATGCGATAGGGTGTTGAGTTATACCATCAATATTGATTAAAGTTTTCTCAATATTTTTATTCATAGTTAAAGTATGTGCATTTCCTCCACCAGTGTTAGTAAATGTAAATGCCACACTACTATTATTTGTTCCTGTTAGTTTAAATGTGTTTGGATCACTAACAATAGCAAATACATTTGATGGGCAAACGTCCGTCGTTAATCCACAGACATATGATTGTCTAATCGTAGATGCAGTACTGACATTGGAAAGAGAAATGCCCAATCCAACATTATCAGTATAATATGTTCTTCCAATTCCAACATCAATAGTTTGATTTGAGGTTACTGTTTCTTGGCCAATTGATTGAATAGTTCCTAATGAAGTTCCATCGCCAGAGAAAATACCAGCATTAACTTTAAATATAGAGGTATTAGCAATACCAGTTATAACTGTAGATCCTACACCAACAACATTTCCAATAAAGTATTGGAAAGTATTTCCAATACTTACAATTTGTGTTGATGCTGGGACTGATGGTCCACTAACAGTCTGACCAACTTCAAAAAACTCTAATAGTGATGAAGAAATTCCTGTAATGGTTGAAAGTCCTGCAATAAAGTCGCCAACAAAAACTGTTCCTCCTACGGATGTTGTTCCAATTCCAATAGAAGTTGCTGCAACTCCTAAGAAAGTTGATGTTGGAGTATATGTTAGACTTTCATTATTACTGAAGAAGTGATCATTTATTGAAAATACTCCAGTAGATCTATTTAACTTTGCAGTGTCTGTAGGATCGAATGTTTTTTGGAAAATTGGTACTCCATTATATTCCATTTCAAATTCCAATTGATCATTTCCATCACCATTAATTGCATTAAATCTGCTATTTTTAATAGATTCTATAATATTTCCATATTCTTTGTCTAAAGTTATATTTTCAATATCCAATTCTCTGTAGAGAACTTGAGAATACATGCTTATTTCATAATTTGCATTAAAATCTGGGTAGAACAATAAATTTGCATTTCCGCCAACAATATTTGAATCAAATGTTCCAATGCCAGTTGTACTTGCCATAGAAACATAGAATTTTGGCATTATAAAAGTATCTGTTTTGTCATCTAATAATAAAATTTGATGGACAGATGTATTGCCACTATCAATATTTTTAATTTTTACTAGTGATTTTGAAGATGCAACTGTATTTGAATCAAATGATGCTATAATTGTTCCTAATCCAACAGAAAGATTTCCGGTTTCAACGTGTGTTGATTGAAGAAAAGCAGATCTTTCAGAACCTTCTGGTTGTCCATTTGCCAAAAATCTATATGTAGATCCAAGACCAACTGAAGACGGTCCAATGTTTATAGTTTTTGTTTTGTAGATAATATTATTTGATTTCAGATTAGTTAAATTTATCTTCAAAGTTCCATTTTCAATTGTAGAACCAATTGATACAAATGGATCAGAACTCTTTCCGATTAAATTTTCAGTATCAAAATAATATTCTGCATGGTTTGAAATTGTTCCATTATTGACAGTTGCAACTTCAAAGAAATTTATTTTATCTGTCAACGAATCTATGGCAATAATCTCAGTTAAAATTGCTTCAGTAGAAGATGTTGCAATACCAACTATTTGTGAAGTTGAACCAACTCCCACCGTCTTAACATTTGAAGTGATGTCAACAAATCCTATAGATGTTGTTCCTATCCCACTTAAACCAGTATCAAAATTATTTCTATAAACTTTAATATTATAAGTTTTTTCGAAAGGATCTTCTGGTTCGTATCTCAAAGACAAGTTTCCGAATTCATCAAGAAATCCACCAACTTCACTATAATATTCTATTTCATTCGAATTTACTAGTGTTCCTCTATTGATAGTATAACTATTAAGATTATCATTTAAAACAACTAAGTCATCAAATTGTTGTTCTGTACTACCAATACCAACGCTTTGAACTAAGAAACTAGAATATTTTAAAAATCTTGGATATGTAATAAGATCGACGTATTTTTCTTGCCCAAAAGTAACACTGGAAAATTCATTTTCAACATTATCAATTGATAATACTCTGTTTGTTTTGCATACAAAATAATCTGTTAGGTTTTTATTCTGAAATTCAACATATTTTGACTTTTTAATATATTGATCAATATTACCCGGATTTAAATCTTTTTCTAATACTACATCAATATCTTTTACAATATCAAATTCTTTTATTCTATCAATTCTCAAATCCGAAGCAAAGTCAATAACAATCGAGAGTGTTGAAGTAGTATCTCCAAGACCAATTGAAACGGAAGAGGTAATTCCAACATCTGCAAAATTCTTTAAACCCGTTGAGTGTACTAGTTTATTAACAGGATCTATTAAAGTTTCATATGATATGGGACTCTTAATTGAATATGACAACTTTTGATAGTAATCATTATCAGAAAGAACTTGATAGTCCTCACTTAATGCGCCCGTATTTGATCTCCATCCATCACTGGTTGAATATACTGGATTTATTTTAAATCTTCCGGACAATGAAGTAATTTTATTGATTTTTGCAGTTGATCCAGAACTTATTCCCTTTATACTATATCCAACTTTAATAAAATCTGGTCCATCTATTTTAGCAATATTTGCTTCAGAACTTATAATAATGTTATCTGAGAGTACGTATCCATTACCAATATCTATTAATATTTCTTCATTAGGAATAAATGGACTTTCCTCTAGAGTAACTTCAAGTGTTGGAAGTGCTGATTTATTAACGACAGATGCAAAGGTTTGTGTTTTAATGGGAGTCCCTGGATCAGATGTGAATTTACTTATATCAAATACTATTTTAGCTGGAGAGGTGTTTTGATATTCTAATACAGTAAAATATCGATATCCAAGATCTGTGGAATTAAATCCATCACCACTTGTGTCTGTTTTTTCAACTCCCTCAACAAATATTTGGTCGTTTGCTGCAAATGGAGGAGTTAAAAATCCTCCAATTGGTGTGCTCAAAATGCAAGTTACAATTCCGGATTGATATTCAATAGTGTTTATTAAAATTCCATTAGTATTATTTGTTGATATTAATTCATATTTTTTCAGATCTAATCCGGTTGCATTTACGGAAACAACTCTAGAAATAGAACTTCCATCCAATTCCGCAATAAAGGATGCAGTATCTACAGATTTTCTTGTTTCTGAATCAACCAGAACCATTGATGGTTCTGAATAATAACCACTTCCACCGGATGTTACTGTAATATCTAATATTTGTTGATTTTCTTTTAAATTGGCAATAATTGGAAGAATGCCGCTCGGTGATAAAGTTTTGTCTGTTGGGAATGAAAATCCAGTATTAACTATATTGATACTTTGAGGTACTCCTATTGTATTAGTCAATAAACTTATACCTGCACCATCACCCAAATCACTTTCTACACCAGTAAATGATGGTAATGATTTATAATTGAATCCAGGAGATACTTTTCTAATTTTTGATATAGGTCCAATCGCAGTTTTGGAATTTGTTGAATATTCGAAAGATTTTACATCTCCTGTTGTATATTGTGATACTTCTGGTAGACCAACAAGATTAACTGCAAATGTGGTTAATCCAACACTTGAAACTGTAAATGTATTATTATAAAAACTATCAATATATGAAATTTTGGAGAAAGACCTTACATCTTTATCCGGCAAAACAAAAGCACCTTCTACCAGATCTTCGACAATATAGTATAAATCATAATCAATGCTATCTGTATAATTTAACGTTACTTTTGCTCCAGATTGTCCAGGAGTTCCAACACCAATTACATTAAAAGAAGTTTCATCCGATGTTGAAATAAATTCATTAACATAATTGTTGTCTTTAAAAAACTTAATTGTTTTGTTAGCAAATGAAGAATCGCTTATATCAAAAACTAGATTATTATTTTTAATTACATTGATTTGTGGATTTACAAGACTTAATTTTTGAGAACTTCCTCCAGTTCCTCCAATACTCACTACTGCTAGATTTTTTGAAGTTGCATCATATAAAGTTTCCGATAAGGAAATTACATCATCACTTAACTTTAAAATATAATAATACGATCCTGTAGATAATCCAGAAGCTTCTATATCTGCTTCATAGAACACTTTATCTCCAGTTGAAAAATTATTATTTGGAATAGTTATAGAGTTATTTGTTGTATTAATTCCTGATGAATTAAATCCTACAGGATTAATTAAAATTCTTTGGATATTAGTATTGAATATTGACTTTAACGATGTCGAAGACCCTATTCCAACATTATTATTCGGAATCACATTCAATTTCACAATATCATCTTTTTGTAATCCATGACTAGTAGATACAGATACGGTAGCATTAATTTCACTAGCATCAACTGTTATTTGATTATTTTGTGATTGGAAATAATATTCATGATCATTTGTACCATTTGTAACAAATGATAACCCAGAATCAGAGTTTCCAATGCCAGTCAAAGATGTAATTATACCAACAATATCATCAGATTTTTTAATAATATAAACCGTTTCATTTTCAACAGAATTTAATAATTGGAACTGGTTACCAGTCGAATTATTGTGAACTGTTATTGCAGATGTTCCGGAAGGGCGAGCAATTGTTACTTTTTCCTTATCTTTAAATCCGTGATTTGGAAGATAGATTGATCCATTCAATAATGATATTGTATTTTCTATATTGTTAATTGTATAAGAAACTTCTGATGAATTTCCTGGAGTAGTTCCGATCCCAATTGATTGTGTAGGATTAAAATATACTTTTTTATTTTTAAAAGAGTCAATTTCATCTATAACAAAAGGTATTGTAAATGAATCCGGTCTGTATGTAACAACAGATCCAACACTATGTGCTATACCTAAAACAGATCTTTTTGCTCTAACAATTCTACTATTATTGAAAACATTCAATACTTCCATATTTTCAGTCCCAATTCCTATGGTACTGCCTATGGAAATTGTTTTTGGGATAGATGATACAAAAATATCAGTAACTATTCCAGAATTAATAACTATTTCTTCACTTAAAACTGATGTGTTATATTCTACATTAATTTTATGAAACCCACTCAATCCCGGTATATTGGTTGACTCATTGTCTATCTTTACATAACTTTGATTATTAAAAGTATGATAAGGGTTAACATGAAGTCTCAATCCAAATGATTCTTTTTCTAAAACAACATTCGATTCTTTTAATTCCGTATAAGAAACAGATGTTATGTCTTTACCTTTAACTTCAGAAACTTCTGCAGAAACTCCAGAACCTTGAACCTTAGAATTGTCAAAAGTTAAAGGATCTCCAACTTTATAATCAAATCCATCTACATCTATTGAAAAAGATGAAATATCCCCTTTAGATGAAAAATCGATTTTTGCTGCATCAAATCTATCAATAAATTCAAAATCTACGTAATCATTTTTGGAAAACTTTTGCCCAAGTCTATATGGTGCAGTATTTCTCAATAAACCAGAATTTTGCAGATCGAAATTTTCTTGATTTTGATCCAAAACTCCATCAAGAAGATCTGATTTATATGTGTCTCCTATAAAATAAGGAAAATCTGGCAAAAATTTTCCAGGAATACTTGGATCAGGAATTATCGTGGAAAAATATGCATATGTTCCATTTGGAAAGTCTGGAGTTTTTGTAAATCTTCCATTATGTTCATCTAAATCTCCAGAACCATCAAAAACATAATCTTCAACAAATATTCCCTCAGCAAAACTTGTTAAACTTGGTCTATCATAAATTTTAGAGGAATCTAAAGTGTATCCTGACTCAATTCTCTTTACTGCAGTAGCATCATTTGGATTTATATAACCAAATGATCCATAAATTGGATTTCCATCATACGCCCACCCAATAATTGGAGAGTGCTCAGATCCTGAATTTTCTGTTCCAAAGTTATCTTTTAAAGATTCTCTCAATTTGTCCAAATAACCAAGAACCGTATATGTTGCTTCTTGAGTATTAATTATGGGTCTTATAGTTTCATCTCCAAATTTTGAATTTGAGTTAATTGTTAAAGGTCTAATTCTTGGATTAATTTTACAACCTTTTCCAACTGTTTCAACATCGATAGTATCAGACTGTTTGTAACCAATACCACCTTTTACTACAAAAACACCTGTTAATTTTCCAGTGCTAGTATCAATAATTGGTTTTAATTTTGCACCAGCACCAGATTTTGTATTAATAATAAGATCTGGTAATGAATAATACTCAGATCCACCATTAAGTACGGTAACACTATCAATTATACCATTTATAATTACTGGAGATACTACAGCACCCTTTCCATTTTTTATAAAAACTAAAGGTGGATTTTCATAATTTAATACCTCAGAACCATATTTACTCCCAGATTCATTAATGCTAATATCAATAATTTCTCCCCTAACCACAGGAGTAGCGGTAATTATTTGTCCAGTATTTGCATATGATACGTTAATATCTACAGTAATTGAAGAATAATTAAATATATGATCTACATTACCACCAATATCCCCAAAATTAATATATTTCTTTTTAGAATAATCAATTTGGTCATTTGCTAATCTAAAAGAATCATCATCCAATTTAATTAAATGATAATTTTGCGAATTATTTAATCCGGAAATTTCACTAGTACTAGTGTATTTTACAATAGAACCATCTTTAAATCCATGGTTTTTGAAATTAATTGAAGATCGAGTTGTTGATATAGAAATATTTCTGTTTTCTGGAGTAATAATAATACTTCTATGCTCATATCCACTACCAGGTTCAATTACACGAATGTCTGTTAATAATTTATCATAATCAAAGGTTCTTATTTTATGAATACCAGCAGTATTTGTGGTAGTAAATCCAACAGTATTAATTCCTGCAATATAATCATTTAGTGACTCATATAATCCTATACTTTTGGCAGTTATATATTTTACAAAATAAGATCCACCATTTAACAAAAATTTATTTTGATCTAAATTAGATCCACCAAATGTTCCTATTCCTATTGGATCATTATTATTTTTATTATAAACTACTCTTTGACCATCACTAAAATAATGATTATTTACAAATGAAATAGAATCTGTGGATGCATTAACACTGATAGTTGCATCAAATTCAATTTCTCTGTGTTTGTTTTCAATAACTGGCTCTAAAACGCATCCAGTGCCATTTCCACCAGATATTGAAACTGATGATATTTTTTTGATTGGTATATCTTTTACATCAAGTAAAATTGATTTTACTGATCCAGAAATGATTGGAGAAACTAAACATGTAGTTCCACCAATTCCTGTTGGGTCACTTATTTGAATTTGCGGTGGATTTACTACATCATAATTTTCTCCCTGTTCTAAAATATCTATTTTTTGTATAGGTCCATAAAAAACCCTATCAACATCTTTATAGGTAGAAACTTCGACACCATTAATCAAAGTAGCAACAGTTGTATTTGGAATTGTTTTTATCTTAGTTCTTGTATTTTTGCTAGATTCTAATGGAAATTTTCTTAATGAAAGACTTGGTACTATTTCTTTCGAGAAAAGTTTGGATAATGTAAATTTATGGCTGGATGCAGTTAATGACTCTGTCGATAGTGTTAGGAACGTATCCGTAACTACTGCAGATAATGATGTATATAATTTTATGGCATTTTGGTTTTGAACCTTAACAAAATATTCTTTATTATTTTCCAATCCAATAATCGCATTTCCATCTGCAGAATGAGTGTAAGTTATTTTATCTCCTAATAAAAATTTTAACGATGTTTCGGAAGAAAAAATAATCGTATTATTACTTACCGCATCCAAACTTTGAATTTCTAGGGATATATCCTCTGCATTTATTTCATAATCTGGTATTGAATTGGTTGCAACGTATATATTTTTACTGTCCTCATCATAAGTATTCTGAATGTTTGCCATAACATCAGAATACTTCAAGGGTATTGAAGTGGATGAAATTTTTGCTTTTTTAATAACTCTTCTAATGTCCAGATTTAAACCCTCTGTTAAATCAATGTTAGGATTATTAAGAACCAAATTTGAAATTATTAAATCTCCTTTTGTAGAATTTGATTGGTTCGCAAAAATACTGAGAACAGTTGCCTCACCAATAGGTTGAATAGAACCTCTATAAAAAATTTGAATATCATCTCCTACTTTCAAACTATTTTTGTTTGGGTGCTCCCGTAAAATGTGTGAAGTATTACTAGAAGAACTTTCAATTTGAAACCTGGATGAAGTATTGTATATCCAACTATTAAAAACAAATTGCTTATATGTATTGTCTTCCCCAACATCCTCTACATACTCGCCCAAATTGTTAATACTTATAGGATCATTTTCTTCTACTAAATTGTAATTACTATCAAAATTAAATTCGGATAAAATGTTTTTGACTTCAAATGTGACTATTTTATTAACATCACCATCCTCATATGAGTATACATAATCACTAGATTTTATCTCATCAGAATCAGAAATATTTTCTAATATTCCACTACATCCGAATAATTGATTTACTGATTTTCTAGTATATGATATTGAATTGTTTCCAGATATTACATTACCAGAAGATGGAAGTCCAACGGTAGAGTCCACTGTTATTGTCTGCGATCCTGCAGAAACATCTCCGATAACTTTACTTACTGGAGTTTCCTTAAAAGATCCTATCAAAAGATCTCTATCATTATATCCTTCAAATATAGAAATTCTGTATATATCATCTCCGCCTGTTGATGGATAATAATCAATTTCAGATATTGGTGCAGATGCTGTTCCATCTGAACTTATTAAAGTTTGACCAATTATTTTTGTTGGATTTGTTCCACTGCGCAATCTAGCAAAAAGAACTTTTCTCCTAATATATTCTGCAGAAGATGATTTGATTAAAAATTCCTCAGTATCTATTATTTTTGCATCAACATTATAAAGAACTTTAAATAATATCTTAAACGAATCAACTGTTCCCTTTGATTGAAATAATGATTTTGATTCTTTAATAAAAGTTCCTAGATTAAGTCCAGAAGCAAAATCAATTTCTTCCAGACCAGGTAAAAATTGATATTTTAATTTTTTAAAAAATTCTTTTAAAAATAAATTACTTAAATTTAATACTTTATCATTTGTCGAATGTGTTTCTACAGAAGACGATCTAAATACTAAATTTTTTTGACCTCTATCTTCAGCATCAAAAGACTCAACTCCGCTAAATCCACGTATTGCGCCTGTAAAAGAAGTTGAAGTTTTTCCAGTATATGTAATTATCTCATTATTTATTTTCAGTAGTCCATATTCATCAGGAAATCCGGATGTAGAATCTACATGAATTACATCATCACTATAAAACACATTTTGCGTAAGGACATATTCTCTTGATACCGTATCATGAGTAAGATTGTCTAATTTAAGGTATTGGTCAAAATTGCTGCCAATATCTAAAGAAGATCCTCTATATTCTTGGGAAATATAATACTGCTTTAAAAATTCCACAAAATTTTCTTCATTTGAAGAAATAAATTCTGGAATTTGATTTTTTATAATTTGACTTACTTTTATTCTTGCGTCAAATTTAGTATCTGCCATACTACCTCGTTAACTTTCCGTTTGGATAACTTGATGTCGTAATATACCTTGTTCCAGATATACTTTCCCCAGAAGATATTGTATCTCTTCTCATATTTATCGTAGATACGCTAGCACCAACGTCAAATACTAGGAATAAATCTTTTAGTCCAATTACATCATTAGATTCTGGAAATGCTTGTATTTCTATAATACCATCTGCCAATAAAGTATCTGTTATCTTTATTGTACCGATCAAAACTTCACCCTCAGTATAATCAACAATTCCAACAGATTGAATTACAACTTCTGGATTTCCGTTATCAGTTTCCTTAACTACAGATAAAATTCCTTTTCCACTACCATCCAAATTTCCATCAGGAGTTTTATTTGGTGTATCTGTAAAGTAAACTACGCTTAACTCACCATCGACTTTAAATCCACTACTTTTTATATTGTATCCGTATTCATTTATATGAAATTTATTGCCAAAACAAACTTCATATTGCGCAAAATTGTTTATAGAAGATTTCATATCTCTTCTCATTCTCACCTTTGTGATATTTGAAGTGATTGCTGAATTTGTATTATCAATAACTTGTTGAACCTTACTGTATTTAAATCTACCACCAAACTTACCTAAATCTGCGGATTGGGCATATTTTTCTAATGTTGAAATAACAGAAGTCTTAAGTGTGCTTGGAGTTGATATCTGGGAAGAATTGTAATATACCGAAGATTCTATTTCAACGTATAATATCTTAAGATCAACTATTTTTTGATTTATGCCTGTGACAGCATAATCTTTTAGTTTATTTAAAACTTGATTTTTTGTAAAATCTGAGAGAAACGTTCCATTTTTTGGTTTAATAGAAACAATAACTGTTCCAAACTCTGGTGGATCCATTTCTTCGCCACCAATTACAGAAACTGCTTCTGCATTAGGATATATTTGTCTCACAATATATTCATAATCCCTTGTCGTAACTGCTCTGTTTTGGGCACTATATGCCCTTGGAGCATAGTATTTGATAGAATCTATAGACTCTATTCCTTTACCCTCTCTAGAACTTAATAGAGTGAATACAGAGATTGTTTCGTCGAGATCAGGTTGTACGAAAAGTCCTTCTTGATTTACATATTCAAAAATTCCATTAAACGAGAAATTAGAAGCACCGTTTCCATTTTCACCATCTGTGACGATGTAACTTACAGTAACTACAGATCCATTTGAAAGTTTTTTGCCAAAAATACCATCACCAAAAATTATTTGGTATTTTTCATCTTTGATTTCTTGAATTAAGAATATCTCAGATGTTCCATCAATATCAATGATATTATCAACTACTTTATATTCTCGACCATTTCCAGATTCATTCTCACCTTTAACATAAACTCTAATGGATGAAGTATCTATATTTGGATTATCTAAAATAAATTTTTGGTCTAATGAAGTATCGACCGAAAATGTATTTCTAATCAACAGTCCTTCATATATTTCAATATTATTGAAACTGGCAATTTTTTGATTCCCAGAGTCTGATGTTTTTACTGTAATATCTTCTGGTATCGAGTATACATATGAACTATTGCTTATTTTACCAACACAAACTAAACCAGATTTTAAAGTCAGCGTTTGTGAAGATGATCCACTAAAAACCGCATCAAATGATACTACTGCTCTTGCAGCTTTTCTTGATTTAGGCACATATCCAATATTTCTTGCCAGTCCAACAACATTCTCTCTTAATGTTGCAGAATCTATGAATGCCTCATTGGCAACCATATTAGTGTTAAAGGCATTAATATAAGTATTGTAAGCAAGTATATCAATCAAGATTGAAAGATTTGATCCTTCGAAATCAAAATCAGTAAATGTTGAATTTGCCCTTAGATAATCTTTGATCGATACTTTTATCTGATCAAAATCTAAATTGTTAAACTTTGTGAAAGGCATTTTATCTCGTTGCCTCTAGTATGAAATTAATGGATTGTGTTGGAAATTCTTTTCCTTTAATATCAAAATGAATAGAAACTTCAATGCCATGAAGGTCTGGTGAAAAGTCAACTTCAACTAATAAATTATCAACTCTTTCTTCATATGCATTAATTGCGTCTGTAATTTGAGATTTTATTGTTATTTCAGTTCCAAGAGATGGATTTTCAAACAAAAGATCTCTCACATCAGTTCCAAAATTGGAATTAAAAAATTTTTCCTTTGTGGTTGTTTCAATTAAATTTCTGACAGAACGAATAATTGCATTTTCATTTTTAATGATAGGCAAGTCCTTTGTTACGGGATGTGGAACAAAGGACAGACTAATATCTTTGAATGATCGTGATATCCTTTGGACTGCCATTTTATAATTTTTGAATTATTTATATCTTATTCGTTGAGATTTTTTTGTCCTAAGTTGAGATCATCGTGCATAATCTCTTGAAGCACTCTTTCTTCAGAATATTTTGTTTTTCTTGGGAGTGACCAGTAATCTGTTATTAAACTTGAAGTTCCCCACATAGACTTCATGTAGTTTTTGTCTCTATCTACGGGTGAATTTGCCATTTTTTTCCTGTTTTTGTACAAAAACAGAACTTTTTGAGGGGTTGCTATCCCTATTTCGTATTTATTGTAAATCTAAAGGGCGACCATCTTGAGATTTGTACATCTCTTCTAGATTTTCTTCTAGTTTTTCTTCTAGTTTTTCGCGTTCTTTTGCAGTTTTCCAAAAATATTCGTCCTCACGACCCATTCCAAGTCGATCATTTCCGTTCTCGACTTGATAATATTGCGTCGAAACCTTAAAATCAGGCATTTTTGGATTAACAGGAGTTAAACTATTGTCAAAAATACGCAATCTATTGTTTGGATAGAGTGCATACTGCCCATTTTCAAGTTTAATTAGATTATGTGACTTATGTTCGGCAGGATTTTCACTTGTGGCATAGTCAACATAGTCTGGATCATGGTGATAATTATCAATTGTACATACATAAGTGCCCTTTACGATGCCATGATCTCTTGTATAACATTCAAAATCCATTGAACCAATAAACTTTTTATCCACCGAGACGACTCCGTAATCCATACAATTCCAAAACTGAAGGTTTGGTAGGTTCATATCAGGAGAAGGGGTCTCAGGATTCGAGACAAAGGCGCTGATAGGCAATTTATCGTACATTGCGGCATATTCTGGTAGATATGTCTCAAAATAAAAAGCACGCCCAGGAATCGATTTAATCGAAACCCAGACGCCCTTTACAAATTCACCATGCCCGCTTTGATGATCTGTTAGATATTCTTTACGAACCCATACTTCAATTGAAGGAAGATTTGCTATCAAACATGCCATGGTGACAAATTTACATTACTACATTTATGTATTAACGACCTTGACCACGGTATGCTTTTCTTGCATTATTACGAGACGTTGATGCATATTTCGTATTTGCACTACTTCCTTGACGAGTTTTTTTCGGTTTACCAGGTTGAAAACCATCTTTGACCAAACCAACTTTTGAACGAACTGCCATAATACTCCTTAAATACTAAACATTTTTGTTTCAAGATCTTGAGGTCTTGGAGAACCTTTCTGATAATACTCTATCGAAAGGTCCTCCATAATATCAAAATATTCTTCCTCTGTCAAGTTCTTATATAAGACCTTTCCCTTGTGGAGGATTGTATATTTTGTCTCTTTCATCAGATTACTCGAGTTTTTTCGTGACCAACGCGAATGCGAGGATCACACCAAATCTCAAATCCTGCTGCAATCGCGTCCAGACAGAAACTTACATCCTCTCCACACATATCTTGTACTGCACCAGAATCAAAAACTTGCATCTTTGGTGCAAACCACGGATACTTCATCTCATCATGTTCGAAGACTCCTTTCTTGATCAGCAACCATCCAAATCCTGCATAGTCTACAGTGAATGGTTTTTTGCGCTTGGCAATTGTTTCGAGAGTTTCATGATTCATGACTCCGCCATTATTTTTGAAGTCGTCTTCATCTAACCAGTGTGCAACAGAAGTCGTGCGCCCGTCTTCCGTACAATACCATCCACTTGCAATATCTTTGTCCATTAAGACCAACTGCCAGAATTTTTCGGCATTAAATACGATATCACTGTCAATCCACAGTTGATAATCATAATTTAACTTACCATCCCAGGGCACTTGATCCGGACCTCGCAGTACGTTTGCTCCAAGACACTTGCATCTTGCAAAGTTTACCATGGAGGAGTAATCCTGCGAGATCTGGATACTCGCCCCTGCTTGTACAAGATCAAAACAAAGTTGTACAAAGTTCTTCAAATATGTGTATGAAACACCTCTACCGGGAAGACAGAATACAACTGTTTTCCCCTTGATCATTTCTTTTGCTTTATCATAGTCCCACTCTTGTGTTGACTCAGACGGTTTTGGTGCTTTTGCTTTAACAGTGAATCCTTTAGCCATAACTGTAAGTAACTACATCAGTATCATAACACTCTATCTATACTCAGTCAACTCCCCGTATTATAATAGAATCTCCATCAACCTCGATGTTTACTTCTACTCCCTCGTACCACCCGTTCTCATCACATACCCACTCAGGTATTACAATATAATGCTCCCCCGATACTGGATCGATCTCTACGGTTGTTAAATTTTCCTGCGGATTTTTTTGCATATCTTTGAATCCTGTGCCTAATTTTTATATAGTGAAAAAAATTTTTTACTCATTGAGATTTATACATGCCTTTCGTAACACTTTATAGATTAGGGTAGTTAGGCGTTTTTATATACGGGGGGGCAACACGCGGCGCACAAAAAACGCCCCCAGACCGGGGGCACTGCTGTGGTCACGAACGCATGGGGGTCAGTAGCGGCAGGCAAGGGGGGAGTATGCCTGGCGATCTGCCAAGCGATCACGGGCGGCAGCAATGCGGTCGGCGCGGTATTGTTCCCGTGCCTTGCGCTTCACTGCATCCAAATCTGCCACCATAGAAGCGCCCAACCCCCGCGCCTTGGTGAAGGTCATCCCGCTGCCGCTGCTAGCACGGAGCGCCTGCCCCTTCAGGTTAGTGTCGGTGCTGCGTGTGTTGCCGATTGCCTTTGCCATTAGTTGGTTTCGTTTGGTGGTATTGTATCACGGAAGGCGGATGCCCTCAGAGGTCCGCCATCATCTCCGCCATCTCAACGGCATCGATGGCAGGGTCATCCCACCGCACGCCGTCGCCAGTCTTGACGAGGTGGCGACCGATCTGCCCGTCGGTCATGCATCGCACGAACTTGACCCAGGGGTTCTCACCCTCGGCAAATTCAACGCAGGCGCGCGCGGTATTGTAGAGGAACTCATCGTTACCGATCCAGAGGGCGGCATTCCAGGTTTCGTAGTTTGCGAATCCGTTCATGGGGTGCATTGCTTTCAACTGTTCTAAGATACCGGAGAGGGCGCGCCCGTTCTGTATCAGGCGATACCGTTTTGGATATTAGTTTGGAAGCGGGAATTGTTGAAGTTGGCAGCACTGAAACGCCGACGATCTACCAACTTAAATGTACCAAACTCACTGTCCATAACGTAACCCTCTGCAGAGATTTCATCCTGACCGATGAATGCCCTAGGACCAACATTCCGGCACTGATGCATCAACTCATCCTTTAAAACCATCATGAACCCATACAAAGAACAAAGGTTAACGTTACCCATGAAATCGTAGGGAGTAATTCCCAAACCGTTACGGATGGCGCTGTTAACATTTTTCTTAATTTGCTTTGCATCTTTATCAGAAACAAACTCAGTCTTAGACATCAACTCACGGATCAAATCGATGATCGGAGGCATCTCAAACCCGTCCGCACCTTCCAAATAAGAACCCGACCAAATGTATGCCTTAGGGAAGACAAACTTACAATAAGATGTGTCAGTGATGATATATTTCATCGGTGCTGCTACAGCATCACGCAGGTCAGATTCTGCGGTGTAAACTGTATTTGGAGCAATGATGATTTCCTGATCAATTATGTCATCGAATTTGTAGGTAATTGTGTTTGGGGTATATTCATCAGATCCACCGAAACCAATAAAATCACCCTGAAAAATGCCTTTGTTTTGTGGCAGATAGTCAAAGCATTTGTGAAGGATTTCTGCTACCTCTCCAGTATGGTTAGCATCAATGTCCTGGTGAGATTCATTGATCTTAATCTTCACTTTATTGAACACAGATTTGGTGCCCACAAACCAATTGCCGGTGGCAGGATTCTGTCCCCAAACAATAGCAGGAGCGCCGTCCATTTTAACCGAAAGGTGAAAGTCGGATTTGATGGATTGCAGGAACGAAGTATCACCTGTGAGGATGGTATCTTCGGGGTGTTCGATATGAAGGTTTTGAGTCATGATTGAAGAGATAAAGTGAAAACAATTGAGGGGGGGAATCTAACCCCCAGAGTTGTCATCCTGCCAAACGCATTCCGTTGGTGAATGGAATAGTCCGCATTGCCTCTTCTGTCAGGTCAAACATTTGAATGAACCATTCAAATTGTTTCTGGAAAATATACTCTTGCTTAGTTCCGCAAGTGTAACCAAACTCAGAGAGAAGTGCATTCAAACGTGACTTTGTAGTCTTGGATTGATAACCGCCGTCAAACAATTTGAGGAAGTCATCGCCAACCTCAGCAATTTTGTTCCCGTGCAAATATACATGAGACACGGGAGGATTCACATTGTCGCAAGTGTGAATAACCTCAGTGTTGTCGCACTTCCAATCAATGTTATTCTTGATTGCGGCAATCATTTGGGTTTCGATCTTACGCATGAGAGAGAAGAGAAAGAACGGGCGGGAAGGGCGCGATCCCCTCCACTCCTCTAAGATAGTCGATTTTGGACGCCGTGCCAAAATCGTGTGCCACTTAGGTGACCGCACACGGGCGGCCGCGATTCTCAATAAAAAATGTCTATTGAGAATCGGAACGGTTAGTGTTAACGAAGCGGTTGCAGTTTCACAACCTCAGGCACACTATGATCCTCCCTTACGGTGTGAATCATGAAGTCAGGATTGAGACGCTTACATGTTGCAATCGCCTCTTGTTTTGTGGCAGCAATATAACTCAAACTGTCGTTCATAATCCAACCATTATCGCGTTGAAATTGACCGTGAAGAATGAATTTAGTCTCAGTCATTAGTCGTAGGGAAAGAATGCAGAACGGGTTGAATCTGTTGTGTAGGGGATGTCAAAATCCTCCCCAAACATTTGATAGTAGAACTCACTGAAGATAGCGAAATCATCAGGCGTTTCGCTATTCCAAACCTTGAGAATTTCAGCGTAATTCATGTCACTCACCGAAGAATGCAAAGTGTGCATCAAGCACGAAATCTATCACGTCGTCAGTTGCACTAACGTCGAAACGATCACAATACCAATCGACTGCCATATCTGCAGAGCACATGGTATCGAACATGAAATCTTGGAGGTCTTGGAGTGTGTCAGTCATCTGTGTTTTGTTCATGGGTCTACAATACACGATTTTGACCCCTGTGCCTATTTCGTGTGCCACCTATCCAACTGGTCGGGCAGCCGACCAGTTTGTGACATCAATCCTCCAACAAATCTGGATAGTATTCTTCTACTTCTGCAATCAATTCTTCAACTGAATACTTATCATAACTCTCACTCATGTTATCATAAAGAATTGCCATCATTGTTTTGATGTCCATATCATCCAAGATTTGCTGAATCATGGCATCTTGAAGTGCATCACGATCGATAATGTTGTCAGTCATTTGAATCAGTTAGTGGGAAAGTTTTTGCAGACAGCATCACACAGGATGCGGGTTAGTTCCTCAAACTGTTCCTGAGAGTTAGGAAAGTTCTGACAAAAGAACTCATCACAAATGGAATCAATGTCCTCCATTAGTTGTTCTCGGGCAGTCAACATTTCAAGATTAGTGTTCATTTTAGAATAGGTGAAAGTTGATACGAAAGACATCAATAATCGGTGTTTCCTTTAATGTAACCTTCTACGTCAAACTTATCATCTTTTTCCCATTCTTCCTTGTATTCAATAACATCGAAGATCTCACCGGGAGCATCAGCAATCTCAGACCAAAGTTCGTCAAACATGATTGAATTTCTCAACTGTTGATACAATACACGATTTTGAGCACTGTGCTCATTGACTGTGCCACTTAGGTGACCGCACACGGGCAGCCGCGATTCTCAATAATAAATGTCTATTGAGAATCGGCACAGTTACTATAAAGAATCAAGCATACACAAAGTAAGATCCAACGTTGTGACGGAAAGTGTTAACTTTCTCCAAGATTTCACGACGGTTGTTGTAGATAACCTGTGCGCCCTCAAAGGTTAACTGACCCAGAAGAATCAGCAGGGCGATAACACGAATGGCAGTAGACTTCAGGTGAGAGTGTACATAACGGCGATAGAATTTGCCGAATGCATAACCAAACTCAAAAGTCTTTTGTATCATGTTGCCCAGAAAGTTCAGGCACCAAAGGATTGCCGTCACGGTGAAGATTTCAGACCCGATGGCATAAACCCGTGCGCCCCAGATTGTGACACTTTCCAGCACCTCAATTGCAGGGGCAAAGTGAAAGAAATTGATTGCGGTCATGATGTTAAAAACTTCGTGGGGAGTTAGTGAAGAGAATTCTCACCCACAAAACAACAATACACGATCACGAACCCCATGAGGAGATTTGTGTGCAGTTCCCAGATTGGCACACTGTTCTCAATAACGAATGCTTATTGAGAATCAAATATTATTAGTGTGCCAATCTGGGAACTGGTAGTTTAAAAGATATCTGCCGTTTCCTTGATGGTAACTTGGACATGCTCGTCACCTTGAAGATCTAGGACTTCTCGCCAGTCCAAATCTTCCAGGGGCAAGTCATCATAACACTCGATGTCAAGTGTTACACTTACCATGCGCTTGTGTAGTGTGTACATGCGAATCTCGTGCGTTGTGTGCGTATTATATCATGCATAATGCCTGTATGCAAGCGTGTCATAATCGCATGAATCTCGTGCATACTCATCATCATCATTATGATATGTCTCGTGCATATCTCGCATAGATGTTTGTGAACGTGCCATATGATACTCGCACATCTCGTCGAGATCGTATGTATATGACTCGTTGTTATACTCGTATTCGAACTCGTAGTCGTCGTACATGATTCTCGTCGAGATTTGATGTTACGTTGTTATTATACTGATGTCTCGACGAGATGTCAAGTATATGATACCTGATATATCTCGTCGAGATTCATAACGATTATTTATAAGATCTCGTAACGAAATGTGTGGATCTCGTAGCATTTTGCCGCGCCCGTGACTTGACAAACTTCGCGTTTCATAGTACGCTCGCTAAACTCACAAGACCTGGAGGGGTTTCTACAAGTATTTCTCAACTCTTATTGCAATTGATTCTCATTAAACAAAACACTAATATATGTTTTTAAATACCTTTTTAATTACTTTTTTACCTATTTTTA